GTAAATATGTATAAACCACTTCAGGATTCTTTTTAACGGACCCTGTTACAGTTAATTGATTTTGCACGGTTTCAATATCAATATCTTCAATACCAAAACCAGCAACAGCAATTTGGATTTCATAATTATTTGAATCCAATTTTATTAGATTGTATGGAGGATATTGTGTGTGTTTTGTTGTATTACCAAATAATTGATCGAACTCTTCAATTGTACTAAAAAGACGATCAAAACCAACTGTGGCAGGTAATAGACTTTTTCCGTATGCGACTGACATAATATTTCTCCTTTATATAAGCGAGCAGTTTTGTTTTTTTAGTATAACCTTATAAAAGCATTATACTATATGTATTTATATAAATAAAAATGTAGGTCACGGGACGGCAATCCCCACCTACTCTAACATTAGAACTTAAAGAGGTATGTCAGCATGGATATTTATTACGTCTACTTCTATCTTCGTTCCAAAGAGTCCAAGACTGCTAAAGCAGGAACCCCATATTATGTGGGCAAGGGCAAAGGAAATAGATGCGTGGAAAAGCATCACAAAGGAATACCTGTCCCAAAAAACAAAGATAAAATCATTTTTAGAGGAGTAGAATATTACTCAATAAAAAACGCTTCTGATGTTACCGGAATATCAGTTTACAAGATAAAAAAACAATGTTTTTACCTTTAAATTTATTTTCTGGTTCCAATATGGTATTTTGGAAGCAACACCCACTCTGATTTTTCTTTATAAGACAAAATCTTTATTTGATTCATTCCTAAAATATTCTCTCCAATAATCTCTGGAGCTAAAATTTTTATTAATCCCCAATCTTGCAAAAGCAAAGCAATACTATTTCTTCTAGCAATATCTGTTTCTGATAAATCTGAGGTTCTTCCATCCAAGAGAAACAACTCTTTAAAATGCATTAGATGGTAATTCCCCCTCTTATGCAAAATATGACAACTCTGCCATAATGTTTGTTCTTTCTTAGACGCAATTCCAATTCTACTGAGAGTCTCCTTCACCTTCAAAAAGGCTTCTTCATTTTCTAGCTTGATTGGAATCCCATACCCATTAAAAAGTTCCATAGACATAAATAACACTCCATATATAAATCATATAGATAGTATTTATTCTATTTAATTTTTCCACCTTTATTTAATACATTCTCGATGTATTTTAAGTCTTCTTTGGTAAGAAGACCATAAACGTCTTCGGCTTTTTTAGTTGTATAATTAAAATATTCTTTAATTATCTCTATATCCTTAGATTCATTATATTTAACCCATTTTTGATACTTTCTTTTATATTTTCTAATCGAAAAAAATAAATAATCATATTGCAGTTTCTTGTCCAATAGTGGTCTTCGATTCATTTCATTGGCATATAAAACAGTATCAAAATTCGAAGATAATGCTTTGTTTATAATATAAGGTGAAAGAGACTTTACATCCTCTTCAGAATTCATCTGATAATCATCATTTAACAATAATGATGGTAAAATCTCTTTGAATAAATCGGGCATTTAACGAAACTCCACTTCTAGCATGACTTCAACCATAAAAGATAATAGAGAAATCTCTTGATCCGCACAAAATCCAGATTGAAATTGATATTTATCTATAAGTAATACCAACTGAGGAATAGATTGCGGCTGCAAAAAATCATACATACCATCATAAATTTTTCGATAAATTGCATTATGATCGTTATGAATATTATTCACCACCCATTCTCTAACCTTAGTAAAATCTTTCTCCTTTAAATACTTTATTAAATCTTTTAGCTGAATCTCACCAACTTGAGTTAAAATTCCAACATCAACGATACCTTGCATCGAATATCGTTGCAATTCATTTAAAACTCTACGATTATCTGGATACCACTTAGTAACAAACGAAGCTAAAGATTCCTTATGATACTCAATTTTTTCTAAATCAAGTATATGACATACCCTTTTAAAAAATTGGGTTATTAAAGATTTCTTTTCGCTCTTGCTAATAGTGAAATTAACAACAGCACATCTAGAGTGAATGGGCTGAATGATTTTATTCGCATAATTACAAGTTAAAATAAATGTACAATTCTTAGAGAAAGTTTCTAAGAAATTTCTAAATGCGGATTGAAAATTATTTGTCGCGGCATCAAATTCATCTAAAATAACAACCTTTCTCCCCCCAGAGAGGGACAAAGAAGAAGCATAATTGGCAATTTTAACTCTTAACGTATCAATACCATTTTCATCCGAAGCATTAATAAATAAATAATCACACCCGACTTCTTCACACAAAGCCTTAGCCACGGAGGTTTTACCAACACCGGCACCACCCACTAAAAGAAGATTCGGAATCTCCTTCTTCTTAACATATTCTTGAAACGTTGTTTTTATAGATTCCGGAAGAATGCATTCAGAAATAGTTTTCGGTCTATATTTTTCACACCACAAAAAATCTTCACATTTCATTAAAAATCACCTTAGTATACGAACACACTGCATAATAAAGAGCCATCCATGGCGATTGACGTTTTATTGAGTTTTATTATCTACCACTCCAGTATATAATAGCTCAAATTCTTCATTCTCAATTGAAACCTCAGAAAAATTACGTTTGTGGTATGTTTTTGCGAGTTTACGAAGAATTTTCTTTGGAATCTTCAATTCATCATACGCATCATCAAGAATTGCCTTTAATGTTTCTCGTTGCGCCTCTTGCATGGAAAACACATCAGACATTTCTCGAAGAGATTTCTTTAGCTTAGTAATCTCTTGATCAGTAAAAGTTCCGAAAGTTGAAACAATAGTATTACTCATTTTATATCCCTTTTAATTGTATACAGAACTGGTTTCTAACGTTACATAATAAATCAATTCATTATCTTTATCAACAAACTTAGCAATCCCCTTCGATGAAATTTCCACATTATATGTTCTTGGTAGCATTTTAAGGTTTTCCGTTTTAAATATTAACTTATATTCATTTCCTTCTGGTTTAATATCTGGTAACGTTGTATAATTGCTATGTGAACTATCATCAGTAACATCAAATGCTACCAAATTAACATTAGTACCATCACTTTCAATAGCAATATTTGGACACCCCAAAATATTTGCAGTTCTCATAATCCAATCAAAATTTTCTTCTGAAAAAAGAAATGAAACATCAATTGATGGAAGATTTGGTCTTTTCTCAGGAGCGACAACGATCATAGATGGATCAGCACATCTATATTTAATTTTAGAACGACCATTCATTCCCTTAATAATGATATTCTTGCTTTCAAATTCTAATTCAGCGCCTTCCTTAAATAAGGAAACTACGGAAAGAAATCCACTCAATGAATAAATGCCGAAATCTTGGGGAATCATTTCTTCAATATGAGCATCAGCAAGAATATTTTTCTGTGGTGATACTGTTGATAGGATTGTACCTTTTTTGAACATAATTCCAGAATTAATTGTGGAAAAATTTTTCAAAATCGAAAGAGTTTTTTGACTCAACTTCATAACAAAGACCTCAATTTTTATAAAATATAATCGGAACGATAACTATTCGGCCCTGCTGGACCATTTGCTCCCATAGCACCGGGACCATAGGAAGAAGACACTACATTAGGACTTTCTTCTTCTCGCATCTCTAAATACCGCTGAAGAGAATCAATTGCCTCCTTTACATCTTTATCCAAATCTTTATGCCCTCTATTACCAGCAACCAATAACTTCTTTATTGCATGTGAAATAGAAGGATTCGTGACTTCAAACAATTCTAAAACTCTATAGACATCTACATATTCTACTCCACGAGGAATCTTTTTATAATAATGTGAATATTCTTTACTAAGTTTGTTTTGCATCTCATCTCACCACAAAAGTATAATTATATACCATAATTGTGGGAAAGTCAATAACTTTCCCACTAAATTATTTAAAGTTCACCTAAATTTGCAGCAACAGCAGGCAAATTACCAGTAAAAATATATGTTCCAATATGGTTCAACACCATCCACGGACAAATCCAAACTTTCATACCCAATTTTCTAATTTGATGGCAAAAACAATAATCCTCTGACAAAGTTCTTCTAGATTCTGGATCAATAAACACATTGAAGAACGAACAAATTTCTCTAGACCCATCGAAATTTGCTTGCCCAACATGATCGGGTTTATACATATATTCCGGATGCGCTTCTTGGAACCTCTCAAAAACTCTGCGCTTTGCCATAAAAAACCCAGTTCCAAT